TCACATTACAACGGTATAAGGACACCTTCCCGGGAAAAGAGATCAAACTGATAAAAGAGGAATAGATGGCAGCCAGGAAGAGGAAAACCGTCAAGAAATCTGTTACCCCGGCCAATCCACCACCTGTAACACCCAAAGTCGGCCGGCCGTCTCCCTATGATCCCAACCGTCATCCAGCATGGGTACGCGGGCTTGCATCGATGGGATCCACGTTACCAGAAATTTGCACGGCGATGAATATATCGCACAATACCCTGAACGCGTGGAGACAGAAGTACCCGGAGTTTCTGGCAGCCTTGAAAGTAGGAAGGAATGAAACCAAAGCCAAGATCCAGAACTCCATGATCAGGAAGGCCATGGGATATAGCACTACCGAGAAGAAGGTTGTTCAGTTCCCAGATGGTACCAAACGGATGGAGATCACCGAGAAGGAAGTGCCGGCGGATATGGGGGCGGCAAAACTCATTATGGTTAATCTCGACCCCACATTCAAGACAGAACGCACGGAGAACGCATTGACAGGAGCCGACGGGGGACCCGTCACCATTGTCCACCAATACCGCATGGTGAAAGGATTACCACCACCGGACAAAATCAAGAAAACCGAGTGATCCATGTTAACCGCTCCCAAACAGAAATCCGGGCAAAAAGTCTCGGGTGAGTTGTCAAACGCGCCCCAGAATAAGCCCGGAATCAAAGTGGTTCCTGCGGGAGATCGGATTGAGAAGTTCCTGGATTTTTTCCATCAGAATGCCGGCAAGGTGGAACAGATCCTCTATGGGGGGTCCGGTGGGGCGAAATCGCACAGCACCTGCCAGCACCTTGTCGAAGAGCTGTTCAATACACCCGATTTAGCCATTCTCATTACGCGTAAAACCGGGCCGGCTTTACGGGCGACCACGTGGCGGATGATCCGTGAGATCCTTGACGCGGACGGGTACATACGGGGTAAAGATTACGAAATGAACATAACCTCGATGGAGATCAAGGTTATCGGTACTTCCAGTTTCATGCTCTTTACCAGCGTGGACGACCCACAGAAACTTAAATCATCCGCTTATAATATCGCGTATGTGGAAGAGATCACCGAGTTCACGCCAGACGATGTGTTCTTTATCCGTAACACCCTCCGCAGGCCCCGGAAAGACGGCCGGGTTAACCAGCTCATCATGACATTTAACCCGGTTGCAGCTACCCACTGGGTTTGGCAGAGGCTCGTAATCGCAGCCGATCCGGTAAAGACAGCAATCATCCATTCGACCCACTGGGACAACCCGTTTCTTCCGGACACCTACCGTGCAGATCTCGAAGGACTCATTAACCAGGATGAAAATAAATACCGGGTCTACACGCTGGGGGAGCCCGGGGTTGTAGGGAATCTCATCTACACCAATTATTCCATCTGTCGGGATTGCGACAAGATCCCCGGGGACGATATCTCATACGGGCTTGACTTTGGATTCAATAACCAGACCGGGTTGATCGAATGTAAAATGTATGACGGGGAGCCTTATTGGCGGGAGATTATTTACCAGTCACAGCTCACAAATTCCCAGCTCATCGATCTTATTAAACAGCGTGTACCGAACCTTGCCCGGAGATTCTATTGCGATTCGGCCGAGCCGGCAAGGATCGCAGAGTTACGGATGGCTGGAATTAACGCGGTGCCGGCCGATAAGAACGTGCTGGATGGTATTAATTACATTAAAACCCTGAAACTCCATATTGATTACGAAAGCCCGAATCTCATCAAGGAGATCCAGCAATATTCATATGCCGAACGTGGCGGGGTTGTGATGGAGGAGGCGGTTAAGTTCCTTGATCACCTTCTTGACGGAGCGCGTTATGCCACATTTTCCCAGCGGAACACCGGTACGCGCCCATTCAATCCCAAGGCCATGAAACGAGCATTGAACCCGGACGTGAAACCGTTAAAATTCACATTCAAGAGGTAATCATGAACTCTGAAGAAGAAGACAACGAGCAACCAAGTGCGGGTGAGACGTGGGACCATTTCATCGACAAGCGGATGATCGGGCACGTTAAAGTTTATTTGAAAAAAGATGCGAGGAAAGAACGCAGGTTGGCCATATTTGAAGGGGGAGAATCCTTCGATCCCGACACCGGCCGGCAGTTGGGTGTCGACGATCTGCGGGAACGTATCGCGGAGACCAAACGCGAATGGCTCCAGGATATCGAGAAAGCCAAGAAACGGATTGCCCGGTTGGATGCGATGGATCGCCGGATTATCCAGGAACTTGAAGCAATAGATGCGGTACGGCGCCGGCCGGTGTGATGATGTTCGAATTCATCAACGATAAAGCCGGAATGGATAGTGTCTCTCCCGAAGCATTCAGATTTAACACCACGTGGAAGGCCGGGTTACGGCTCGCCCTCCGGTTTGTTAAAGTGCCGGAGAGTTACAGCCAACAGTTAACCGGGAATGCAAAAGTCCTTTGGGATATTTTCAGCGAGTACCGGCACGCCGAGAACAAGACTGAAGCCGGCGAGAATCTGTCAACATCAATCCCGTCCCAACAGCACCGGTTCGATATTCTTTCAAAGGCTATCCCGGCCGCCATTATAGTGTACTTTTTTGACAGCGCGTACCGCGAGATCGGTGATTTTATGCTTGCCCGGATCATCCAGAACCAGCATCGTTTCAGGTTCCCACCTCATCACCTTGATCCCGATTGCTGGTACAGGGATGAAGACGGGCACCGGATCACACCCGGGTGCATCATCCCAACTGCCAACATCATCAGCGCAGATGATCACGCGATTGTCGTAAAAGACGTCCTGCCGCCCAAAAATTACTTTGCCAGTATCGAGGGGATCGATCACTGGGTTTCTCTGAATACAAACTTCCCGCAGTGGGTTGGGGATGGCTGGGCGTACCGGGTGCTAGAAGTGTACGGGACTCAAGAGGAAATGGAGCACAAGACTTTAACCGGAGAGTGAGATGAGACCAAAACGCATTATTCGGCATGGATGGCATCGTTTTAAATGGGTAATCGGGAACGCCTTTGTCAAGGTGCTCTTTTGGATATTCGACCGCTTCCCGGTGCGGCTCCTTAATTTCCGGGTCGGTTGCCGTCCGGTTTGGGCGCATATTAATTGTATTGCCGCTTCGGTTTATGACTGGCAGGCGGGATAATGGCAGACGATCAGCACTCCACGCACTCATCGTTTTATCTTGGCGTCGAACCCGCCGGTAACCCGGGCGAGGGCACCACAATCAGCGTGACGGAATATACCCTCGATCCAACGCCCCTTTTTAAAGTCAGATACCTGGAGCGGTTCCCGCCCGGAGCACCGTATTTAATGATCATTGAGGCACTCAAAGAAATTAAAAAAGAACTGCGGGGCGGCCTTGTCGTAATGAACAGCACATTCATAGGTGATCCGGTCCGGGATGTATTCAAGCAAGCCGGAATAACCCCGGTGAGTATCTATATAGCAAATGTGGAAGCCGCAATCAAGCCAAGCGCGGACAACGCGGTCGACCCCCTGCGGAAATACGATCACCTGGTTTGGAAGGTACCGTACCGGGATATCGTAAGCGTCTTGCAGGTGGCATTCCAGAACGGTACTTTAATGATCGCCCCGGATCTTGAAATGGCGCAGGCACTCGCAGACGAGGTTATCAATTTCAGGTTGGAGGTATCACCCTCCGGGAATATTGAGAGATTACGGATTAACCAGAACTCCGATCTCCTTTTGAGCGTGGCGATCTCGGTATACGTTGCCGTGCGGTTCGGGGGAAAGAAAATCCCGATTGAGAATTTATCCGCAGAAGAGTCCATGGTCCCCGGGATCCTTGATGAAGATGCCGCGAAGGTGCCTGAGATCTGGAGCAACGAACAATTAAATACGGAGCATCGCGTAAGGTTAAAATACAAGTGGGCGCAGCCGGATAAGCAGACCCCGCGATCTGGCGAACTCCCGGGATTGATGTAGTCATGACAGACAGACACACGCGTACACCAAAAGCGGGGAAAAATGAGACCGTTTCGTAACAAATCACCGCGAGCCGGGCAATCCGATTTATCCGGCAGTATGGCAGTCCCGTACCCGGCAGCGAATCCACCCGGACAGTTACAGGACCCGAATCTTGGGAATATTGCCGGCCCTTCAAATATGGCGCTGGCGATCAACAACCCGGCGGGCGCAATCCAGCCGTTCCCGGTTCAGGGTGCCGGCCTGCCCGACAATGTAGACCGCGGGGCCGAGCAGGGTATCATATACCTCAGTAATTTTGGGAATTATTACCGGGTTCCGAAGTATACTGCCCAGATGATCCGGAAGTATCAGGATAATGTTTACGCGTCCGGCGTCTACCACAAACAGCGCCACATGCTGTTCCGGGATAAGTACACTCTCGAAGTTACCGATTCCACCGGGCAGACTGATACCGATGACTGCCAGGCGATTGTCACCGATATGACCAAGATGTTGGACGCTGTGATGATCCAGCCGCACATGTACGGGTTGCAGCCGGCTATCGAAATATCATGGTCGGATACATTCTGGTTCGGCATGTCGTTCTTCAATCCCGTATGGGACTGGGACGATAACGTTTACGCGCTCCAAAAACTTCGGCACCTGCCGGCGGAATCATTCGGTACTCAGCCATACGGCAGGCCATTCCTGTACTCCGATATCCTGCAAGGGGTCGTAATCAGTCCCTACGATGGATCTGTCGAGTACTTCCAAACCCTCTACATGCCGCAGAACAACGCCCCGCCGGGCCCCGTCGTAAGCACGCAGTTCCTGCAAACCAAACTCACCAACATCGTTACGATCAAAGACCCGGCATTCCCGGACCTTACCGGCAAACCGATCATGTTGCCGATCTTCCCGTTGCTTTCCTTGGTGGATTTCGGCTGGCAGGCCCAGATCCAGAAATTTAACCGGGTGGGTGGCGGCGGGGTACTGTTCCTTAAAATTATCAATCCGCAGGGAAACGATATCGAGTACGGCCAGCTCCTGCTCCAGAACTGGGGCAAGAACTCCGCATTCCGGCTGAGGCAGAATTTCGAGCTCGTGGAGCCAAAACTTACGGATACCGCAACAGCGCTTGAAACCATCGAGGCGCTCGACAAACTTATTACGGCATACTTCAACCCGGCCAACCAGATCCAGCGGTCGGCATCCGCTGCCATGTCCGGCTCGTCATCGTCAGAAAAGGAAATGATTGACGATTACGTCCACAATATCCATCAGTGGTTATCTGAACAGTGGTCGCACATTGTCCAGGAGTATCTCGACGTTAACGGCTACGAGGGGTACACGGTCAGGGTGGTCATTGCCGACCCGAGTATCGACCGGAGCCAGATCCAGCTTGCGCAGGCCGCAGAGGGTGCGAAGGATGGGAGTCTCACTACGAATGAGATCCGGACCCTGCTCGGTCAGGACGAACTCGATGATAACGAACTGGCCGCATTAAGGGAAGATGTAGCGAGCCGGCACCCACCGGCTCCCGCAGCGGCCGGTGGGTTCGCGCCAATGAATCCCGAGGAACGGATCGGCGCCGGCAACGAGAAGCCTCCCGGCCAGTCCCCGCTCATGCAGAAAGCCGATCTTGCTATCAAGGCATCGATGGTCGATCCGCTCGATCCCTCCAGTCTGGTGGACCGTGAGAAACGGGCGGCGATCGTGAACGCGGCCTTGGATGAATCGGCATTTCCGGGCAACCCGGCCGATACCAGTGAGAATATCGGAGGGTCCGGGATCACACAAGCTGCATATTGGCCGTCGGCCGGCGAAATCCCCGGGGACGTTCAGAAGATCCTCACCGAAGCATACCAGTTCGCATGTGAGAGTTCCGGGTATCCTGCAGATTCGGCGAACCGCAACGCAGAAGCAATGAAAGCCGCTTGGGATGCCGTGGCAAAGGCCGGATGGAAGAAAACAGAGGCGGGCTGGATCCAGACGGGATCGGCACCCGCACCTAAAGGAGGTGTTCAGTAATGGATGAAAAAGAAGTTACAAACGCAAAGAAGTACGATCCCAACACAATGAGCGCCGGATATGCGCATGTTCCAATCGGTCAGAAGGTCGAACCGGTAAAGAACTTCAATGAGAACCACGATGAGCAAGGGCGATTTGCTGAGGGCGATGGAACTGGCGGAAACTCAGAACGGGCCCCCTCCCATGGCGATATTGTCGAAGGGGACGGTGGAAAAATGGGTGTAAAAGGTGTCACGTACAAGTATGAAAAGATCAATGAGGGCGTGGGTGAATTACATCCGCTCGTCTCAAAATCCGGTCTGACGACCATGCGTGACGATTTCCAAAAAAACGGCGTCGATCATCCTTTTGCTAAAGCTGGGGATTCTGACATCAATGAGATGGTGGGGCAAATGAACAACGAGTGGGCCCCTAGCAACCGGGAAAGCACTGTAACGGGATTATCGAAATTTTATCTTACAAAAACAGGAGACACGAATCCTGTGGCAAATGCGGAGTCTCAATTAAACAAATGGGGATTGTCCGGAGAGACTCGAATATGGCATAAGTAAAATTATGAAAATTGTGTAGTCAATTCACGGAGTTTTAAAAAAGATGAAATCAATCTATGACAACAATATACCGGCTTTTCCGGCCAATCAGGTCTTTGGGGAGCGTGATGTGTGCGCCGTTCCCGAACGCCACGACCTCGACCTCAACCTCCTTGCGTGGAGCTATCATAACCTCCTCCTCATCAAGGGCACCCTTAAGTTCTGGATACGCCGCGTAAACATCGTCAAGATGCCCGGTGCGGGTCGCCGCCTTTATGAGTTCGTCCGCCGTCACAATCTCCGCCGATGGTTGTTCCCCCTCCCAGTTCGTTCCTGTGATCAGAACGTACTTCCCAGACTTTTTAAGTTTGGTAAATCCAAGATGTCTTCCGAGGGAGCCGCTTGTCATGTTTCGCCCGTCCCAAAAATCAAGGTTGGAGTTATACTCCACCCGTGCGATTACCTCGCCGTCATCGTAAACCGGTACCTTTGTCATGTTAGTGCCCCGCCTTTGCCTGTTCCCGGGCCAACTCGCCATCAGTCATACCTTCGAGCATTATCCGGGTGTTGCGGCAGACTCGGATCACAGATTGCCCGCAAATGCACTTGGAGTCATTATAAACCTTGGAGGTCTCACATGCGATACAATCTCGGATTGCCTGCTGTCTTGTTACCATCTTACATCACCACTGCGCCAAATTGTCGGTCGCCGCTCCACACCGGGGCGTTGTTTGCATCGCGGTGCGCAGACGTCAAAAAGATGCACGGGCAGATCCCCGGGCTGTTTGATGTGTACCGGTGCTCGTCCGGATACTGGATTACTGCGGTCCACCATGCAATCACTTGCTCTTTTAGGTCAGTTACATCCATCTTATCTCAGGAAATATGGGTGGCTATGGAACTAGCATTCCGTTCATCATGAAT